TGTGCTTCCTGCATATATACATGGCGTACCGAAACTGAACTCCTTATGGAGTCTATTGTTAATACACGTACACAAGACAGGATTATTCCTATGGAAAAGAAGCGTAAGATTGCTTATCTGCTATCAGGGTGCACTATTCTTACAGGCTTATATTTACTTGTTAAGAAAGTGCAGAGGAAACGACAAATTTTCTCAACCCAAGGTATGATGCATCCCACTTCGATGGAAATCGATGAACGGGATGCACAAGACCTGACAGCAACTATTGCAGAAGAACAAAATTGGGCAAACTTGCATGTTACCCCTGTTCCTGTTTCCCTTCGGAGTAAAACTACTACGTTTTCTGATTTGAAACATGTTGCAGAGGCTAACACCACATTTATGTCTTATGAGGTAGATGGAAAGAGCTATGGAACTGACGCATTTTTTGTGTGTTCTAATATTGCTCTAATTCCTCGTCATGCTTGGAAAAAGGAGAATATGTTGTGTAAATTCACACGACATGCTCCTGACCTAGTTGGTGGGAATTTCCATTCCTATGTATCTCGTAAGCATTCTGTTGATATTCCATATATGGATGCCAGTTTAGTCTGGATTCCTAATGGTGGTTCCTGGAAGGATCTTCGTGATTTCTTCCCTATGGAATACCCTACTGCGAATACTCCAGCAGAATTTTTGTGGAAAGATCATATTGGCAATATTCGTCGTTCGCCAACATTGTTTTACCCTAAGAAGGTGACAAATGGTTTTATGAACTTCATTGGAGGACAATATACATTGCGTTTTAATACACGCGTTGGATTTTGTATGTCCCCCCTTGTCGCTGAGACTAAGTCGCCTTTCTTTCTCGGTTTTCATCTTGGAGGAATTACTGATACATCTAAAGCTTGTGCTGGTACTATTCTTCGATCTCAGATCGATGATGCAGTACAGAAGCTTGAAGATTTACCAGGAGTTCTTTTGGGTGCCAGTTGTGGTACCCTTGAAACTGAGAAGTATGGAATTCAATTCTTTGAGGGACCTTCTATTCATGAGAAGAGTCCTTTACGACGATTGCCCGTTGAAGATGGAAAACTCCCAAACATTAAGATTTTTGGATCTTGTATCGGTCGTGCTACTTATTTTTCAGATGTAGTTACGTCTTGTATTTCCAAAAATGTGAAGGCGGTTTGTGGAGTCCCTAATCAATGGGGCGCCCCTAAGTTTCGTAAGGTTGATCCTTGGGAAGCCTCTTTGACGCATTCCTGTTTTCCCTCACATGGATTGGAGGGTGATCTTTTGGCCCGTTCGGTCGAAGATTACTTGGCTCCTTTCCAATCACTTCTTAATGAATATACTTCATTGCGAGTAGGTACAAAACCTTTAACTCGCATGGAGACTGTTTGTGGAATTGATGGGAAAAAGTTTGTCGATAAGATGCCACCCAACACATCAGTTGGATTCCCTCTTTCGGGTCCTAAGAAGAATTATCTTACTTATTTGGATCCCGATGC